CAGAGTCTATTGTAGCTAAATTTCTTTTACTCATTTTTTAATCTCCTTTTGACTTTACGTCGTTTTATCTTTTTGCTTTTCTTCCGAGTTGTCACTTTCTTTCCTCGTTTCGAAACCTTCTTTTTCTTTTTGGAAGATTTCACAGTGGGTTGTTCTATAACTTCAACATCCACAAACTCAAGTTCTTCAAAGGCGTCTGCAACTTCTTGAGCATTATCAATCTCATAATCAGAAATCTCAATGGTGTCGTTTTTGGAAATCTCCCAAGACTGTCCTTTTACATATACAGTCCGGGTATTTCCATAATTTGTGATACGATATTTCTTAATCATAAAACAACCCTTTCAACTTTTTACTCAGATTCTCGCATCGTACCCGTTACAATCAGCTTCCTCGTAAGAACACAAGCATTGATGTTTTCAATCGCCGGCACAGCTCTCATCGAGTAGAACCAGTAAGTGGCCTCATCGGCCGCTTCTCTTTGAGATTCAATTTTGATTTCTCTCTGAATGCCAATAATCAAGTTGCCGTTTGGTGTAAGCAAACAGTCAGTATAAGCACCACCAGTCGATTTCTCAGTCGCCTGCGTACCACCATACATTGTAATCGACATATTCGGACAAGATACAATCGGAACCATACCATATTGCAAGTCGCTTTTGCCAAGAATGGCGTTGTCACCCATAATAGTCGAGCGTGCTGATAAAGCTTCGATGTAATTCTGAGTAACTTGGTCATTGTTGTAGAAGGAAAGGTTTCCGAGTCCGCCGACTTTGTACTTCGAATCCAGCGAGCTGAGTATCTTGTTATACTTGAAATCCCAGAGATAAGGTGCTGACGTACTTACCATAGCTATCCTGCCTTTGAGACGGAAGGTAGTTTCAGAAGTTCCATCTAACACAGTGGAACCACCAGAAACATCATTGTAATAAGTGTCGCCGTCAGTGTCGCCATTCGCAATACGATAACGCCAACCGTCCCACAGACTTTTGATGTCGGTGTCGCCGTAAGAATTGCCGGAGCCGGTGTCACCAATCCAGTATGCGATGTCAAGCTCGTTCGAGATTTTCTTGGCTACCATTTTCATCAGATGATCTGCAAAAGCATCAGCTTCGATATTGTCCTCAAGATCATCATCAAAGATAGCTATACAACCTCTAACTTTCTTACTAGCTAATTCGATCTTCTCATGACTGAGAATTTTCTTATACTCCGAAGAACTGAACGTATCTCCGGGATGAAGAAAGTCACCCGTACCTAAACCCAACATACGGATATTTTGTACTGCCTTATTCATCTTGACAACTCGTGCCTTACCTTTCATAACAGATTCATCAGTGATATAGTCAATGAAACGATCAGCCTCCTCCGCAGCAAGCGTAATCGTCGGAAGACTAATCATCTTCTCAATCTGTTGCTTTTTCGACAGTAATTGCTTATTTGTTTTCATAACTTTTATTTCCTTTCTGTTACCTAAGAAAATGAAGGCCATTTCTTTCCATCTTTGTTGCTGGCATCATCATTGTCCTGACCTTCTACTGACTTTTTAACACCAGTACCTTTTTCGACGGTCTCAAGCCTTTTAGTAAGCTCTTCAATTGTTTTTGCGAGTTCATCCTTAGCAGTGTCGTCCTTTTTCTTCTCGATATTATCAAGTCGTGTTGTTACATCTGCAATTATCTTTTCAACTTCAGACCTTTTTTCCGTGTTTTCCTTCAGCTCAGGAAGGATTGATTTCAAAGCAGTAAGAGCATCTTGAATCTTCTTCAAGGTCTCCTTAGAAAGTTTAGCACCCGCTTTTTCTACGCCGGTCTTATCACTCTCTGTATTTTTCTTTTTTAACACCTTACTTATGAGAGTGTCGCAAAAACCAGTTTGCTTAGAAATTAAACCAACAGCTGCTTTCAAATCATCAGGAAAATCTTCCTGATACTCATTGACAGTTTCAAGTGCTTTGACTATAGCCTCATTCTCTTCTGCCTTTTCGAAATCAATTTCCTCATCCTTACCGAAATACTCTTGTAACTGTTTTTGGATTTTTTCATCCATCTTACTGTCTCCTTTTGAAAGATAGAAAGTTTCAGAACGGCTGAAGCCATCTTCGGTTTCAACAAATTTAGAGTATGAACAAGATACCGCCCTAGATGTATCTTCATGACCACTCCAGAAGCTAAAATTAAAATCTCTTAGATTCTTGAGTACGTCCTTGTTCACTGCAATCTTTGTTCCGCCGATTGTTCCGTCACTATCTATTACAATGTTAATTTTCTTCTTTAATTTTTTAGGAGTAGGTTTTTTTACTCCTTCTTGCTTGAAGAACAGAAACTTCTTTTATTCGCCGCCTTATCTACAAGCGAAACTTCACTTAGTTCAATGTCTTTTAGACTTCTTGTCATTGGTCATCTCCTAAGTTGTCTTAGCATAAATTGACAAACTATCCAGTTTGTCTCAACAAAAATTCGACATCCGTAAGTGTGTGTTTGCAAACATTACAACTAACACAAGACGGAACAATGTTTTCTCTAGTATAGCCTCCGCCTCTTGAAGCTGGAATTTTATGTTCGCGGTGAATGGCTTTTCCGAACAAAATGCAGCCACAGTAGTAACAGCAGTAATCATGCTCAAATAATATGTGTTGCCATTCTTTTCCTGTCAAAGTACAAGGCAAACTCTTTCTCTTCATTACATACAGTCGGCTTAATTCGTTATACCGGCTACGATGTTTCTTTTTGTACTTGGATACACGAAGTAAGCATTCCTGTTTGTGATTATGATAGTTCTTTCTTCCTTGTGCTTTTGACCATTCCGGGTGTCTCTTACAATAATCTTTTACATACCGAGCGCGTTTCGTATGATTGTCTTTGCGATACTGTTTATTATATGCCAACTCACGTTCCCTGTTTTTCTCGTGGTACTTTCTCTTATATATTAAGAGAACAGCACGATTCTTTTCATAGTGTTGTTTCGCACACATTTTACATCGGCTGCACAAACCATCTTTGTGTGATTTATGTTTATGAACTTCACTCAATTCAATATCTTTTAGTTCTCTTGCCATACGCTAAACTCCTTAACTTGCTTTAGCATAACCTGCCATAGAGAATCCATTAAGCTCTCCGTCTTTTACAGCTTTCCAAATCTTCTTATCAAGCACTCGGACTGTGAGTACCCATGTTCCTTTCTTGATTGATTTGTTCACAACTGTAAAATCCACAGGAGCTATATAGCTTTCTAAGACTTTTACTTTTACTTTCTTGCCTTTGTGCATTACTCTGAATGTTTGCACTTGTTCCATAAACTGATATGCAGCTTTACGGATTTCGACCTCATTAGCTTTGTCACCTTGAGCGTCGACTACATCAGGTTCATAAACAATACCACACAATACATGCTCATCAGTATCTGCTTTATCAATAGGATAAACAGAAATAAATTTATCTTCTGCTTCTGCCGAAACTTCATCTTTACTAGTCTTAGACAAAAGCTTTTTAGACGTTTTTGTAGCATTCTCAAATACAGTGAACTTTATCTCGTTATCTGCAAGCCATTTTTTAGCTTTGGTGACTGTCCAGCTTTTTGTTGGAAATCTCAGTGCTTGTGGTATCGGAGGGTTGGAAGGTTTAGCCTTTCCTGTTAGCTTGCCCCAAATGATAGAAATAGTAGCTTCCCGCCAAAATTTAATTAATTTAAACAAACCTAGTTCTAAAAATATTTCTGAGTTTTTTGTCACAAAAAAACCAAAAATTATACAGAAGAAATCAAAAGAAAAAATTGTTGAGGCAGTTGAAAATGCTCATAGGTATTCGAATAAAAGCTATATTTTAGTTGAGGAATATATTGACGGTACAGAGCACACAATCGAAGGATTAAGTTATAAAAGCAAACATTCGATCCTAGGGATTTCTGATACCATCAGAAATCTTCCTCCCTATCCCGTTGATTTAAGTTTAATTTATCCAACTGCACATACTAAAGATGTGGTTAATAAAATCCATTCTTCAGTAAATAACGCTATAAAAGCATTGGGGCTTTCAATCGGAGAAACACACTCAGAAGTAATT